CCGACCGTCACCCCGACCGTCACCCCGACCGTCACCCCGACCGTCACGACGGGAACGACCCCGGGAGGGGCGCTGACGTGCAGTAAATACTACAATAATAATCCAGTGAAGAGGTTTGGATTCTGTACGTCCCCAGAAATGAGCGCAGGTAACTGCATCCAAGGTGATTGTACTCCTGGTTATGTGAATTGTTCACCAAACTCAGCAGATGGGGGGGATTTGTACATTGATCTCTTGGCGAAAGGACTGGTATGTCAAGTACCAGGTAGCGCTGGGCAATATAGACGCGCGGGGTTCGACTGCCCATCTGGCAAGTCTATGAGTGGGTTTGACATAGAGGTTGACAGCCGCCCCGGACCTGGCCAGCCTTATGTAAATTATTCCGCATATATCCAGAGAAAAGTCTGTGTATGATGTCGGTTACTGAAAATTCGTGTCCTCCCTGAGTCAGTCCCCAGGTGCCCCCAAACTTTCTCGGCCAATCACAAGACAATGGCATGCGAGTGCTCCGTATGCTACTCAGACCTGAAGTCTTCCGCCTCCAAGCTCACGTGCGGACACAGCTTCTGCAATGGCTGTATCAAATCGTGGTACTTGAAGGGTGCTAATGGAACAGCCTGCCCTATGTGCCGGCGGCCCATCTACTTCTCGGGCTTTCACAAGGTCCGAGAGTCCTGGGACGACGAGGCCTGGGAAAACAAGTGTACCGAGATCTATGGCGAGGCACTCGACCGGGTCTTCGAGGAGGCCCAGGAGTTTGCTGAGAGCCTCCCGCCCAAGTGGGGCGCCCGAATCTGGCGCGAGGTGATCGAGGATTTCAAGGACCTGGACAAGACTCTGCGGGCGCTCCGCGCCTACAACGCGCCTCTCTACGCGATCGAGGATGCGTTCGACTACGACGAGTACTACAGCGACAGACACCTGAACAAGTGGGAGTGGGACGATGAGCCGGTCAAAGAGCTCGCACTTCGCTACCCGGGCAAGGCGGGCGGAGAGGGGCGGAGCGGGAAGCGGGGAAGAGCACTCGAGGACGAGTGGGCGACCCTCAATTTTGTTATAGAATTGTAATGACTAGCGAGCGATCCCTCCAGATTTGAGAGCGAATAGTCCCATAATAATGAGTCCGAGTCCTAGATATTGTGTCGGCGAGTTCAAGCGTTCCCCGAACAGGAAGAAAGCCGCGGCCGTCTCGAGGATGGCCGAGACACCATCCCACATCCCGTTCACGTATGTCACGTTTCCGACCCTGAGGCTTCGAATCAGATAGAAAATCACACCTGCATAGCCACCCAGACCGGTGGCCCACCCTGTAAGGCTTCCGGTCCGGGCCACATTTTTGAACCCAAAGTCTCCTATGATCTCTGTCAGGGACATGAGCATGATGTCTAGGGCCGACATCTCTAGGAGTGACGCAGATAAAAAGTTGAACCTTTGTTCTATTACAAAATGGAGGCTATTGAGGCTGTTCTTGAGCTGGCGAAGGAGCGCGACCACATTGCTGAGGAGCTGGAGACCTATGAGGACTGGTTCGACTCTCTGGTCGGCCATCGTGTGACCCTGACCATCAAGTCTAAGAAGCACACTCGCTTCGTGGACTGCGTGGTGTCCGAGTTCATCGAGGGCGAGGGCTGGGAGCTGGAGAGCGAGGAGGATGATACCGTGTACACCATCACCTTCCTTGATTTCGTGAAGGGACTGGTGCAGGTGCTCCACTAGTCACAACGTCGGACGTTGGTTCAGTTACCCATAGACTCGTGTAATTCCATACAAAATTCGTTCAACTTTGGCAAAATCTCATTCGCCCACAAGTCATCGTCCCGATCCAGATCGTGACTCGCGACCTGGTTGTTGTACTGCTCCACAAGTCGAGCACGTACAAGACCCAGCATCTGCAGATAGACCTGAATCTGAATATTCTCGTAATCGACCACGCGCTTGAACAGGCGGTTCGTGCGATTCTTGATCTCGACCAGAGTCCTGGACCCGTCCGGACCGACCTCGATCCGATCAATCTTACCGACGATGACATAGTTTCGGTCATCCAGCTGGCACACCGGGAAGGTGTAGAAGGCGTCGTCGCGCTCCAGACGCACTCCCGTGTCGGCCACGACCTTATCGGCCGTCCGATCCTCCGTGCGAGTCCCATGGCTCGTGTAGACCTTGGAACGGATGTGCTCAATCACCTCGGCCTTCTGGGTCTCATTCAATTTTGGATCTAAATTGACCTTTTGCTGAGCCTCCGCGAACACCTTCTGGACCTCATCCGAGGAGGTGGTCTTGATGCTCACGGCCGAGTCGAGAACGCGCTGGGCATCCGCTGACATCTTGAGGGTCTCCTCGGCCCGGTCCTTCTTGGTCAGACCCTTGAAGGTCCCTGGGCTGTACTTTTTCCACATCTCATTGAGGACATCCTGGCGAGGCTTGTACTGGTTGCGGCCGATGATTGCCGCGATCTCGGAAGCTTTGAGAACGATACGGGTCATTTTGTAAATAAAAGTTTCTCTCCTCTATGTAGTACATGAAGGCCGTGACTTGCGCTGGACATCAAATTTCAACTCCTCGCCCTCCACGCCGCCGCACTCTGGTCCACCCCAGTCATATCAAGAAGGCTATTCAGCATGCGAAAAACCTTTGCTTCAACTATGAGGACACGCGGGAGTGCCGGATCGCGTGGGAGCATGTCGAGGAGCTCTCGGTCGAACTGAGCCGTCAAGTGTCCGAGAGGACCTCCTCCCCAGAGATGTGATTGACCAGACCTCCCACTATGAAAGGAAGTGTGTGACCTCCGCGCTTTTTAATTTTGATTCTTAATTGCTCCTTGAGGGCCTCACGGGCCTCTTCGACGATGTGGTCCATCGCTTCGTGGCACTCGTCTTGGACCTCGGGAAACTTTTTTACATTTAAAATCTGAACTGAACGCAATTTAGGGACAAACTTGTCAAGGACGGCGTTGATTTCAGCTTGGGACAAAAGAGCGCGGTACCTGTGTGAGCGAGTACGCGTCTTGAGAAAGGAGAATTCCATTCTAAAATTAGTCGAGACTAAAAATTCGTGTCCCCCTGAGGCCAGACACGCAGCTTCTCATGGAAGCCATATATGGATCCTGTGGGAAAGCGCGACCACAAGCGTCAGTCCGCCAAAAAGAACTCGGAGCGCACGATCTACACACAGAAGGCCGTCCGTGCCAAGGAGGCTCTCACAGCTAAAAAGCTCGCCACTTCTATTAACAAATGACGCTCCCTCCCGGAACTCTCTTCAAGTGCCGCCCGACCGAAGGTCTGTACGATTGTTCGAACGGCCTCTATCGCACGGCCTCTGTGTACCAGTACGGCGAGACCCTGGAGACGCAGCCGGACCCAGAGTCGTTCTATGTTATGTGCAAGGATGGGTCAGTCCAGTCCATCACGGACCCTCACCGCCCCATCGGGTGGGAACTCGGTGATGGATGGTACCGCCTGACGCAGACGGGATTCGAGCCCAAGAAGTGCGAAATCGAGATCAAGACACAGGTGTGCGATGACGCTATCCCGTCCGGACGAGGCTTCATCGGGTCCCAGGTCTACGCATACTCCCGAGAGGTCGCGTTCGATACGGCATCCCAGGACGCCCAGGCGATCGGTGGAGAGGAAGACGACGAAGACGAAGTGACCAGTAGCATTGTAATGGGTTAAAACCTTGACTCTTAGTAGGAGTAAGATGGAAGTGAGTCCGTGTGTCCACGCGCGTATAGCGGTTCGCCGGGTCCAGAGGCACCCAGTGACTCAGCGAACCGTGCGGTCCGGGGTTCTTCTGAAAAAGCACGTGGTACGAGGAGCGACCCTTGGTCTCGTACCAGATGCCCTGAATGATTTTGGGTTTCATCATGCGCAAATCTCCATAGATGAGGCGATCCATATAGTTATTGACCAGATGTCTATCAGTGCCATGTCGGCCGTCATCGCGATCACTCTGCTGGCCCTCCGCGAGTCAGAGTAAACTTAGCCTTGGCCGGAGGGTAAATCACGTTGAAAGAAACCCTGAGCCGCCCGACCTTGTCTTCGACTCTGAACCCCTTGTTCGGAATTATATAATCCTCTCGAGGATCCAGAACTCCCCAATCCGACGTGTCCACATCTATGGGCCCGTCGAAGTGTGGGACCTGGATTTTCTTTCCATTGACAGAATCCTCAAATGCAATTTTAGTCGAAAATACAAGATCCAGACCCTGGCGGATGAGGACCGGATGGTCCCCGACCTTGATGTGGAGGAGCAGGTCCCCGGGCTCTTCGTCCCTCTTCTGGGGCTGCTCGCCGAGGCCATGGGCCGTGAGGACGTTCCCAGACTCCACACCAGGTGGGATCTTGAGCTCCAAGTTGAGGGTCTCGACCTTTTTTGATTGAAAATTGCAAGCGTTGCAGCCACCCGAGGCACGGACGCCCTGACCCTGGCACTGGGGACAGGGCTGCTGTATGGCCATGGGTCCCATCTGGATGTGTACGACCCCACGCCCTTGGCACTGAGGGCACTTGACCTGGCACTCGAAGCAAGGCTTGGTCAGGTTGATACGAAGGTTCTTGGATAGCCCTCGGTACGAATCCTCGAATGAGATGTGGATCTCGTGGTTATGGTTACCGCGCCGTACTGGACCTCTGGGTCCCTGTTGGAAGCCTCCGAAGGGGTTCCCTCCGAACATCTGGCTGAAGATGTCGTTCATATTGGGACCCTGAGGTCCCGGCTCGGTCATCCCAAATTGGTCGAAATTCTGGCGCCTTTGGGGGTCGGACAAGACATCATAGGCCGCTTGGACCTTTTTGAATTGCTCTTGATCACCACCTTTGTCGGGATGATGCTTAAAAGCAAGTTTTCGGTACGCCTTCTTGACCTCCTCATCGGTGGCGCCCCGCTGGATCCCCAGATCCTTGTACGGGTCCATTTACTTTTTAACGGCCTTCTTCTTTTTAAGATGTTTGCGCACGGCCGACTGGATCTTCCGGGCCGCGGCAGACTTGCTGGGGGTCTTGTCCTTGGGCTTGACGGTCACACGGCGGACGTTCCGGGGGTAGATGTTCCCGCGGGTCACAGGGTTCTTGGCTCCTGGGATGGGGGACTTGGGATTCATCATAAGCAGGTTATAGTCATTCTTGAACCGAGTAATGAGCTTCTTGAACGTTACCTTATCAAAGTAATTCTTGCGACCGGTCGTACGATTCTTGATCTCGTAGATGACTGTACCCTTTGGGAACTCGAGGGTAATGGGGTTCACGTAATTTGCATCCAAAATTACCTTGGGGATCCTGGGAAGGGCCGCGACCTTGCTTCTCTTGGCCGCCTTATACTTGGCAGCCCGGGCCTCCGCCTTCTTCAAGTTTTCCATAAACTTGCTGTTCATTACTACGGAACAACATATTTATCGCGTTGCACGGGCTATCTGGGTGTTGACGTATCGCCTTCTGGCGTTATACTTCCCGGTGGCATTGGTTGCCGCAAGTTCCGACAATTTATTACTTAAATTACCAGCTGGAATATTCTTGGCTAAGAATTCTTTATACGCTTGAGCGAAATTGTTACGATTTGCGATGGCTGCAATATATGCGTTTTTATTGAAAGCGGGCGTAACTGGCGTAGGGGCGAACCCAAAATAATTATTTATATTGAATTTCTCGAAGTTTTCATTGGAAGCCTTCTTTTTTGTTCCCTTCGTTAATGGAGCGGCCACCTTGTGTCGCACCTTGTATCGTGCTTCAAGGTTTGCTCGAACTGTATTATATCTCGACTGATTTTTAGGATTGAGCTGTTTACGGTTAATAGACTTGAAGTTTGTGTGAATTCTGACAAGCTGTAGTGCGTTTAGGCTTTTATTGTTGAGCTGTTCGGCCAGACGAAGAAAGGTAGCCTCACTTGCAGAAATAGGGGGTAAGATATCGGCCGCTGCGAGTTTTGGGAACGTATACCGACCCAGGACCACCCGCCTCTCTTCTAAAAGCGTACGAAATGCAGTCTCTTCTTGAAGAATACGAGCATTTGTGCGATTTGCGTTTCGAAGCCAGTTGAGCATTCTCGTGTATGAGTTATTCGCAAGTACAGGGATCATGGGGGGCTTGTTCGCTGGTGTAGGTCGGCCCGGTGGGTATCTGTTCAGTTTCAGGATAGTCGCAGTCAAGCTCACGAGTTCACTTTTCAGCTTTTGTCCATTCTTTGCGTTCAACTTATTGATTTCAGAAAGAACCTGAGATCTCCGTGTCAACAGCCTTACAATTCTTTCTCGTCTTGTCTGATAGTTTCCAGAAGATGCGACAGAACTTCCAAAGTTTACATTAAAGTTTGATTTTGAGGAAAGTGCCTTAAGCTCGTTGAGCGATACAGGGTTCTCCGCCTTGACCTTGGCGATTGCCAAGTCACGAATCGCGTACGCCTTTTTAGTAAACTCTTCGTTGAACTTGGAGCGGACCTGTGCAAAATGAAGCATAGTATCCTCACTAATTCCTAGAATCTTGGAAAGTCCGGCGAGAGTTATATAATTCACATGACCTGAGATGTGAGATGCCCGGTAAGGCGGCGCGTCTCCGGCCAAATACGGACAGTAATATAAATGGACATTGATACTTTTGCCAAGTGCCCTGTACCACGTCTCGACAACTTCCTTTTCTTTGAGCATCTGTTCCTCCTCTGAAATATCCATTTTCAGGTGAGTCATTCCAGCCTTGAACTCGAGGATATAGACATTATAAGTACCCGTTGGCGCCTCGGGGGGAACAACAATGTAGTAATCTCCTTGTGCGTCATCGCCCTTCCCACGACCTTCCCACTTATTCTTGATTTTTTGGGGAACGTACATATTCACGGTGTAAAAGTGTCCTCCTTCTAGCATGAAGGCCTGTGTCTCTTCGTCTGGAGGGTTTGTTTTGGAGATGGGTTTTGACGAGTCGTGGCCCTTTCCGAGCATAATTCCAGAGCCGTTCAAGTCCATAGGAAGCCATGGATTACGGGCCACTGCCGAAAATGCCTCAAAATTTCCACCCGCAGTCGATGCGAGAGATTTATAAATATGAGAAATGACAGCATCGACACTTGCTCGAATTTGCCTAGATGTTGGCTCTGTGAGGCGCGCGAGTGGAGCGTTTATGAAACCTTGTAATCTGTTCGCCATGGGTTTCGAAAGCATATGACGCATGTTCGGCTCTCCTAAATTCGACAAAATGCCTGCCATCCTACTCTGAACCCAGATAAAAAGGTGGGAGCCTTACTAGATATCAAATGTCGTCGTCCGCTTCCAAGTCTCTGATGAAGGCTATCGACCGCGTTGCCGAGCTGAAGGCTGACCTGAAGGAGGCGAATGCCGAGCTCAAGGAGGCCGTGGAGGAGACCACGATGTACAAGGCTTTCCTGACCGCCATCAAGGAGACCTCCGAGGACAAGCTTCCCGAGAAGGCCGCGGCCGCAAATGCTTTCAAGATTGCGCTGGCGATGCTGACCAAGAAGGCTGAGGCGGAGGAGTAGACCCGAGGAATTCGTGTCCTCCCCGAGCCACGCCTAGCTGTGTAATAAATGAGCCATATCCACATAAGGTCCTGACCCCCTTATACAATATGTCTCCCAACTCCTTCCTCCAGTGGAACTCTGAGTCTGGACTCCTCGAGGGCTTTGACGGAGAGAGCGTCGTCCCCGTGATGACCCTGACGTACTCTGACTTTGAGACCTTCACGGGCGAGTCGATTACGCCCTCGATGTATCACTGGTTCACGTCCTACATCATCACGAACCACACCAAGGATGACCTGCGCGATATTGAGTGTGGCGATGGCCTCAGCGAGGACTTCCTTGAAGAGGCCGTCAATATGTATTTCGAGGAGCCGATCAACGATCGCATCGAGCTCCACGAGCAGACCCTCGCGAACCTCCGAAGGTCCCACGCGGTCGCAGACGCCAAGGAGACCGCCGCGATGAACTGGATCCTGGAGAACAACAGCCCGTTCGACCCCACGAGCCCGATCTACAGCGAGACGTGCGACTTTGTGCGCGGCCTGGTCGAGAAGTACCGCGTGAAGCGTGAGCGACTGGCGGCCGAGATCCATGAGGAGGAGCAGTGGCGCGGGGGGCACGAGGCTGGCGCGGAGGATGAGGACACAGATATAGTGATGGAGGACTTCGACCCGATGGAGGAGTAATTTTGTTTGTAAATTGTAATGGAGCCAACCTTGAATGTCAAAAAATTGTTCCGAGTCCCTAGTCGTCCCTGGCCCGTAGTCAATCGTGGGAACGCCATAAACCGCGTCCAAAAAATTCTCAAATCGAACCACGTCACAGGAATCCCCACGCACTGGCCCAAGATTTACTACGGCCAGGGACGTTCGAACCTGGCCCTGAATCGCACGTATCGCAACACGAATGTAGGCTCTTTGCCCGACGGGGCCTATCTGTACCTGATCGAGTACAATCCGAACACCAACAGGTACCACAAGAGTTTTGTTCGAGTCACAGACAAGCTCGAGAGTGGGTCTCGGCACTTTCAATTACCGATCAGAAATGAGGGACGGGTCATTGTGGCCGCGGGTGAGCTTTCCAAGGAGGGCCCCGTGGTCCGCTTCAACCTCGAGAGTGGGACATATACCCGGAACCTCATGACCAAGACCAAGAACTACATGGGCAATAAAAACTACATAGCCCTGGTCAAGAATGCCCTTCGCAATTCTGTTCCAAAATTGAATTATGTCCCGGACATCCTGGTTCCCCAGATCCCAGGGTCCCTCCAGAACCTCTTGGCCCGTGGGAACCTGAGCTTTTACTTTGGGGATCCCTCGAACAAGGTCAGGCAGAGGGTCATGGCCGACCTCAAAAGGGCCGGCCTCAACACGAACAGTGCCATGAATTTAGTTCGTAAATTGGTGAACCAGGGTCCAGGAAAAAATTCGAGTCCTCCGCGGCCCAGCCCTGGCAAAAGGACACGGGCCCAACCTAAGAACCATGGCAACGCCCGGGGCCCCGCACAAGCGCTTCGCCGCAGTGGACGTACAAATCGCAGACTTTGACGAGGAGCTCTGGAGGACTATCGAGTTCCAGCTGCTCGTCAACACGAACCGGACCTATTGGTACGAGAATGACACTCTGGACGATGATTCGATCAGAGGAATTGATTGGGCGATCGATCATGGCTGTCGCGAGATGAATGCGCGCTACAAGGGGACGACGATCGAAAGGATCCTTGCCGAGTTCAAGCAGATCCTCAGTATGATGCTTCGCGTGTCGGTCGACGTCCCGTGGCCCGCGGACCCAGACCTCCACATCGAGCGGATCATCGCGAATGTGCGCACCGAGGTCGACTACTACAACATTTTTCGGGCCGAGATGATTCGGCTGAACCACCATGCGCACCTGCTCCAGCGCAACTGGCGAAAAGCGATCAGCGACCCGAGCCACCTCGCGTGCCGCCGAAGACTTAACCGCGAGTTTGTGGAGGATATGGAGTCTCTCTACGAACATCTAGGAACTAGGAAAATATCTGTGTAAATTATAGCTATGAATGCCCCTAAATTTGTCGGTCTCCTTATGAATTCTCGAACCCAGTCCCATGCGTTCCACCTCACGACGAAGTCTTATGCCGAGCACAAGGCGCTCCAGGCGTACTATGAGGGTATCGTTCCCCTGCTTGACACGTACGCCGAGGCTGTTATGGGAAAGTATGGCCGGTTCCGTAAGATTAAGTATGGTCGCAAGACTATTGCCAAGAACCCGAAGCTTTACTTCCGCTCGCTCCTGACTCAAATTCGGGCCCTGAAGCTTCCTCGCGACTCGTACCTTCGCAATATCCAGGACGAGATTGTGGCTCTCGTGCGTTCGACGCAGTATATGCTCTCTCTCCGTTAAAGGAGACGCGCGTTTAATGAATAATGCTTTGGCAGCTGTTTATCGCCATCTTTGTCCCTCTCGTCCCCGTAGAGCCTACGATTACGCGCGTGTACGCTACGCCCAAGTTTCGGGTCGTGTTCGAGTGCGACGGCTTCGAGACCCTTTTCGTATTTGCGAGGGAGCTCTTGAAAGAGAATCGAGACATCATCAAGACTATGTGGAGTCAGATGCGCCTGTTCTACTCGGAGTCTGTGGCGTGTCGGCAGCTTGCCGAGAAGGATGCTTAAGGTTCCGGGTCGTTCTCAGTTAAATGTACTTTCTCGTGTTCATCGTGTGGGCCTGGAACTTCCTCCTTTTCTGGACCGCGTGGAAATCCTACTCAAGCTTGCCGCCGTGTGCGGTTGAAGACCGAGACACTTAAGGGCCAGACACGTGAGTAAGACAAGTCAAAATGATGTACGAGATTCAGTACGTCGAGAAGGGAAAGGTCTCTACGATCCCAATTATGTATGTCGACTTGGACGAGGCCAAGAAGGACGCCAACACCTTTATGCCCGGTCTTGAGAAGAACATCGTCGAAACCAGGACGAAAAAGGTGATCCTGAACATTCCTTCGAAGGAATCTTATGCGAATTTTATAAACTTCTAGGATAATATAAATGTCAGACCGAACGCCTCCGCGCGTCCGCCCAGGATGGGGAACTCCCGTGGCTCCACGGCGTGGCCGTCAAGGATGGGCTCGTACTAATAACACAGCACGCCTTGAGGAGGCCGTCCGGCGAATCATGAATATGCGAAACCTAAACAATACGAACCGGGCCCAGCTGAACCAGACCCTCCGGGTGCTGGGGACCCGCCCGAACCGCAATCGCAACCTGGTCACGCGCGCTCGTCGTGCTCTTCGGGCCCACAATAACTACACCAGCAATAACAACATGCAGCCTCTGCGCGGCTTGAACCTGCGCCCGAATATGACCAGGAACAAGGCGGCCGTGAAGATCCAGGCGGCCCTGCGCGGATGGTACGCACGTGCGAAACATTTGCCCAAGCCCAATAACAAGTTCCAGCTGGTGATCGGCCCGAATGGCGTTCCTATGATTGCGGTCAAGCCGACGCGTCTCGGGGTCTCGGTCGCCAAGAAGGCCGCAAATATGAAGCAATATAACAGGTACCTGAACCGCCTGCGCCGGGGAGTGTGAAAATTCGTGCAATCTCCGTGCCAGTGCCGGACGAAACCCTCTAGGACCCAAGATACAATGGGTCGCCTTTTGCTTGGCGCCCTGCTCTATATCGTAAATGTCAACCATATGCCCGTTGCCACTTTCGATACATTTCGCGGGATGAACCGGTGGGTCCACGACTACCGGATCAACCACCCGTCCGACCCTAATCTTAGCGAGGGGAGGGTCGATATTTACAAGTGTACGACCCGCGACGTGGTCGGTGAGAAGTGTCTAGCTTACAAAACTATTTCTCCGCCTACATAAATGGCGACTATTATGTTAAAGTTTGGACCATATATCGCTGGTCTTGTCGCGTGTGTCGCATGTATGATCTGCACAGGCACGGGCTATGGCTGGGGAAATGACGTGATGAACAAGTCTACGGACAGCAAGAAGATTGCGAACGAGAAGAACAGCACGATCGCATTCTGTGTGATTATGATGGTATTCTTAGGTATAGCGTGGGCTATGAAAAAGTTATTTTAGAGTTAAGGATATTATCTGTGTAATTACTAGCAAGATGTTGAACGCTCGTAATCTCGCCCAGCGCCGCTATATCGACCTCCTTTCGTCCCGTGTCCCTATTGTTATTGGTTCTGGCCCTGCCGGTACCGGCAAGACCCTCTTGGCGTGTAATGTCGGTTCTAAGACTCTCCAGCGGGGCGGGGTCTCCAAGCTGGTCCTGACCCGTCCGGCCGTGAGTGTTGATGAGCAGCACGGCTTCCTGCCCGGAAGTCTGGAGCAGAAGATGAGTCCCTGGACCCGTCCTATGTTTGATGCGCTCTCGGTCTACTTCCGTCCCAAGGAAATCAAGGCGATGATGGCAGACGGTCTGATCGAGGTGTGTCCGCTGGCCTACATGCGAGGTCGTACGTTCGATAATGCCTGGATCATTGGTGATGAGATGCAGAACTCCACCCCGAGTCAGATGAAGATGCTCCTGACTCGGATCGGTTTCAACTCAAAGTTGGTTATTGCCGGGGATGTGAACCAGCACGACCGGGGTTTTGAGAATAACGGACTCTCCGATTTGATTTCAAAATTGAACGACTCTGAGAATATCAGGCACGTCCAGTTTACTGAGGATGACATTGAGCGTCATGAGGTGATCAAGGAGGTCCTTCAGATGTACCAGTAAAATTCGTGTCCTCCCCGAGCCAGTATGAAAAACCATAGAAGCCAGACACCTACAATGGCTTCCAACATCCTCTCCATCCTCACCCGTCTCGAGTCTGCTTCCGGCCGTCTCGAGAAGGAGGCAATTTTGAAACAGAATTCAGACAACAAGGTCCTCAAGGATGTCTTCCGTCTGGCCCTTGACCCGACGATCAACTTTTATATCAAGAAGGTGCCCGAGCCGATCCTTTCATCGAATGTGAACACCCTCGAACAGGGTCTGTCGATGCTCGAGACTCACCTGGCGTCCCGGAAGTTCAGGGGTCACGAGGCGGCGCGCCACCTGGCCTACACGCTGGGCGGTCTGGAGGCGGCGGACCAGGAGGTTATCAAGCGGGTTATTGGCCGGAGCCTGAAGTGTGGCGTGAGTGAGGGCACCGTCGAGAAGGTCTGGCCGTACCTGCGCCTGAGCTACCCCAGTATGCTGGTCAGCTCGATGAACGAAAAGACCAAGCTCAAGTTTCCTATGATGGCCCAGACCAAGATGGACGGGATGCGGTTCAACGCGGTTGTCGAGGCTGGCGCGGTCACGTACCGGTCGCGAAACGGCAAGGAGCTCGATCTGAAGGGTGTGCTCGATGAAGACTTTCTGAAGCACGCGAATGGCACGGATGTTGTGTTCGATGGCGAGCTCCTGATCTGGGGTGAGGATGGCAAGCCGGTCGATCGCAAGACGGGCAACGGCCTTCTGACCAAGTTCCAGAAGGGGACCGGGACGATCGAGATTGCCCAGAAGATCCGGGCGGTCGTGTGGGATCGCATCCCTCTGGTCGACTTTCGTGCGGGCATCTGTGTCGTCCCGTGCCAGACTCGGTGGTCGATGATGGTCGCCGGAGCTTCGACCGACAAGGTTCGAATCGCGAAGACCACGATGGTCAACACGATCAAGGTCGCACAGGACCTCTACCAGGAGAAGCTGGCCGAGGGCGAGGAGGGTATTATTCTGAAGGATCCGGCGGGTCACTGGGAGGACAAGCGGGTCAAGCACCAGGTCAAGATGAAGGCGGAGCTTGAGGCGGATCTGCGGGTCGTGGGGTTCACGGAGGGTACGGGGAAATATGAGGGCAAGATTGGTTCGCTGATGGTCGAGTCCGCGGACGGCAAGGTGAAGACCTCGGTCGGCACGGGCCTCAGCGATGAGCAGCGGTCTCTGGACTTTGCGAAGGAATTTCAATCCAAAATTGTGGCCGTCAAGTACAACGCGCTCATCTCCGACAAGAAGACCGGCGAGTCCAGTCTGTTCCTGCCAGTCTTCGTCGAGGTCCGGGAAGACAAGGACACAGCAGATGTCTTATAGAAATTAGAAGTGTAAATAGTAAAGATGATTCCTAAATACTGGTACTACCGCGGGGAGTTTCCCACGCATCTGCTCTCTCGTCTCTTCCCGCACATTCGTCTCTCCAAGAGTTGTCCCAATTTTCAAACAGAATTGGTGTAATTTAAATATCTAATAAAAATAGATGTCGGCTACCATAATACTTGTTGTCTTTTTCTGTTGCATTTTGATGATAGGAACTTGTGGAGGTCTGTACTTCACAAGCTCTCTATGTTCATTGGGTGAATGGGCTGGAAAAGATTGTAATAAATCACCAGGGGCGGCACCAGGGGCGGCACCAGGGGCGGCACCAGCACCAGCTATCGTGTGCACTGGACGTACAGTTTTAACTTCAGGTGTATGTCAGCCGTGTCCAGCGAAGCCAGCGAACACATATTATGATTCAATTGATGGATGTCATACCTCACCGTGTATGTCTAGTGGCTGCATATTAACTACGAACGGAACATCGACTATAACTCCGGGTTCGTGCAGGGACGCAGAAACTAGTCAACCTAGTGGGTCTGCTGGATCGTGTGGTTTTACATGTAATCCTGGGTATCAAGTGTTCGCTCCTTATAATTGTCAACCCATCCCCGCGTCTCAATGCGGTGACGGACAATACTTAAATGGTTCAACATGTTCTAATTGTCCTTCCGGAACTTACAAAGTGGGAACTAATGCAGGTAATGTGAACCTTTGTCTGTCTGCCCCCGCAAATTCAACTGTAAATTCTGCGAGAACTGGATGGACATGTAACGCTGGATACGCAGAAGCTGGTGCTGGCGGCCAATTGATTGCTGCGCAGCAAGATGGTCTCGATGTAGCAACATGGTGTAAAACTATTAATCCGTCGCCGTCAACAGTTACTTGGACTGTGCGTGATAAAGATTTCGCCAGCTCTTACTATGTTTCCTCAAATTCAGGATGGACTCGTTGGGTTGGAACTATTCAAGATGCCAAGAACAGAGCCATTACCCTTGGCAGTAGCGTTTCTGGGTTTTGGATAGAAACGACTTCTACAAATGCGGCAGATACCGGTAGGTATGGATACGGCATTCTTTTAGCATCTGCTGCTAGTGCTGTCGCCACCACTCCTTACGCTGGAGGAATCGGAAGGAGCTGGTTCAAAACATAAATCTTGTATAAATATAATGGGCCCTCGTTGGGTTTACATATTTTCATGGTGGGGATTTGCCCTCTCGGTCCTGCGACTCATGGGTCTCTCACCAGTCTCACCCCTCCTAATTTTGATCCTAAATTCATTGGGTACCATGGCATTCCTAATTTTAAAGGAAAATATAGGGGTCCCAGTGTCACTTTTCATCCTCTTGACCCATGTGATACCAGTATACATCTTCCGTAAGGACACGATCGACATCCCAGGAAGTCTCATGGTCATTGCATTATACCTTTTGTTCCTGAGATTCATGGGAACGTCTGCCCAAGAAGTGTATGACAGAATTCTGGAAGAGCCCATGCCGACCATAGGGTCATACATATCCTCTCGTTTGTAAAACAACTCGAATTAAATTACAAACTCCCAATTTGTAAATTTAATTGTAATTACTTTTTGTGCCTATTTTGGGGTCAAAAAGTAATTATCCGCGATTTCCAGGAATTGTGTCAAGATT